TTGTGTGCATTTACAACTAGAGATACCTATGCAGAAGCAAGAGCAGAAGGTGAATCATACGTTAGGAGAGATGAAGTTGCAAGTCAAACTAGTTGACAAAATGGGTTCTGACCTAACAGTTGTAAACGCAGCTCGTGTATCATTTGCAAAGAATTCAGAATGGGAAGCGATTCCAGAAGGTGGTGAAATAGAAGGATTGCTTTCACTTGCAGATGAGAAACTAATCAAGTTTCTTGCAAAACACAATCATTGGAGTCCATTTGGACACTGTTCTATGCAGTTTCATATTAAAGCTCCAATCTTTGTTGCAAGACAACTTGTTAAACACCAAGTCGGTTTGGTGTGGAATGAAGTATCCAGAAGGTATGTAGATGACGAACCAGAATTCTATACACCTAAAGAATGGAGACTTAAAGCCGATGATAAGAAACAAGGTTCTAGTGATGAAACTATTGAATATAATATTGACGGTGCAATACAGTTTGTAACACAGACATATAAGAACTTGTTACGAGAACAAGTTGCACCAGAGATGGCAAGAATGGTTTTACCACAGAATTTATACACTGAATGGTATTGGTCTGGTACACTGATGGCGTTTGCAAGGGTATGTAATTTGCGTTGTGCAAAAGATACTCAATGGGAAACTCAACAGATTGCAAATCAGATTGATGAAATTGGTAGTGAACTTTTTTCATATTCTTGGAAAGAATTACGAAAAATGACTTGACTTTCGAGTTATTTTAGTGTATAAATAAGGTTATATTATGAATAAAGTGAAATATTTAAACATACGATAAACATATATTAACATAAGGAGAATAATATGTCAGTTAGTACTCTACGCAAGTCCAATACGTTGGACAAACTTCTTGCACAAGTTCAATCAGAAAGTGCTCCCCAAGAAAAGAAATCCTATGTGGATGAAAGGTTGTGGAAACCAGAACTAGATAAATCTGGTACTGGACAAGCAGTCCTACGTTTCTTGCCTGCACCAGATGGTGAAGAACTTCCTTGGGTGAAAGTGTTTAAACACGCCTTCCAAGGCCCTACTGGTAAATGGTATATTGAGAACTCACTTACCACTATCGGTAAACAAGACCCTATGAGTGAACATAACTCACAGTTATGGAATACTGGTCTTGAAAGTGATAAAGAACTTGCAAGAAAGCAAAAGAGGAAGTTGGAATACTACTCAAATATCTATGTGGTATCCGACCCAAAACACCCAGAGAATGAAGGAAAAGTGTTTCTATTTCGTTATGGTAAGAAAATCTTTGATAAGATTATGGCTTCAATGCAACCAGAATTTGAAGACGAAACACCTATCAATCCTTTCGATTTCTGGGAAGGTGCGAACTTCAAATTGAAGATTCGCAAGGTTGATGGTTTCTGGAACTATGATAAATCAGAGTTCGATAGTGTGACTGCTCTTGCAGACAGTGATGAGAAACTTGATGGTATTTGGAAGAAGCAGTATTCACTGCAAGAATTCCTTGCACCAACCAACTTCAAATCATATGATGAGTTGAAGAAAAGGTTAGATGATGTTCTCTCTGAAACTGTTACTGCATCTGCTGCCTCTATGGTGGACGAAGATGTTGTGGAAACACCACAGTTCAAAACAGAACCACAACCAAACATTCCTAGTGTAGATGATGATGGTGATGACGATACAATGTCTTACTTTCAGAAACTTGCTAAGGAATAAGGGTGACTACTTAATAAGTCCGTCCATACCCACGGTAAGGTAAGGTGAAAGGGGGAGTAGAAATACTCTCCCTTTTTTTATTTGTATAAATACCCATGAGAGAGTGAGAGGTGCAAATAAATGATAGACCCAGTATCAGCAGTTGCTATGGCAACTGGTGCTTTCAATACCATAAAGGCTGGATTTGCCGCCGGCCGTGAAATAGAATCTATGGCAGGAGATTTGTCTCGCTGGATGGGTGCTGTTTCAGATATTAAAAAGGCAGATGAGTATAATAAAAAACCCCCTCTATTTAAGAAAATCTTTAACGCTGGTTCAGTAGAAGAAGAGGCTATGCAAATCTTTATGGCTAAGAAAAAAGCAGAAGATATGAGAGAACAACTCAAACAGATAATTTCTTTTTCAAGAGGCCCATCTGCTTGGGAAGAGCTCTTGCGTACTGAAGGGGATATTCGTAAGAAAAGGCAACAAGCAATTTATGACCAGCAAGAACGTAGACGTAAGGTTGTAGAAATAATTGCGATTATAGGTTTGATAATAGTTGTGTCTGTGTTTCTTTTAGGTATACTTTATCTTTGGATTAATAAACCTTAATCCATCTATTCCATTGTAGCTGATACCATAGCTGCATCATCTGTTAATTTTGTAGAAGTTAATGTTTGACTTTGAGAGTTTCCACTATTCTTGGTACTATTATCAATGTTGTTAATGACAGTTGTGGGTTTAGTTTTTAATTCATTCAATTGTTTTTGAAGTTCTGCAATTTCCTCTGCATCTTCTTCTCGACCTTTACCTTCTCTACCAAAGTAAACATTTTCTCCACCAGCAGACCGTTCAATTCTACCTTGTGCTTCTTTAATTGCAGATTCAATATTTGCTTGTTTCTCTGCATCTGTCTCTTCCATAATACCAAGTGCTTTTAGAACTGTAGATGCGCCTGGAATACTTGAAACAATTGCACCAACATCAATATCAAGAAGACCTTTAAACCATTCATAGATACCCTTTATTGCATCAACGACTAATTTACCAATTGAGAAACTTTCACCTTCTTGTCCGAAATCATCTGGACTGAAACCAAATAGACCCATCAACCAATTAACTGCAAGATTATATGGTGCAAGAATAATATCAATAAACTTAGTTACTGCTGTTCCTACATTACCATCTTCAGGCCATGAGAATAAATCTTTTACCCACTGAACTGCCATAGTAAATGCGCCTGTAACAGTGCTTAAAAAGTTAAATTCATTTTCTGGGTCACCCCATCCAAATATTCCCAATAACCAATTAACTGCCATATTAAATGGTGTGGTGATAAGGTCTATGAAACCACCCTCACCGACAAGGCCTGTCCACAAACTAGATAATGCTTTCACTGGGTCTGTAAATAGTTCTCCAAACCATGCAAATACTTTTTTACCAAAATCAAAGACTGCACCAATAGCATCACTAATCAAAGTCTGGAAACTAAAAGATTTAAGTGCTCCAGCTGCATTATCAAAACCAAATACACCTAACATCCATGCAACTGCACTTTTTAGTAAGTCAAGAGGCATACCAATAATAGAAGTAAGAAGACCAGAAAGACCACCCTCTAATGCACCTAACCACCCATCATCTTCATAACCTTTTATTGCACCTTTTACTGTATCCCATAATGTCATGAGTACTGTAACTGGTAAAAAGATTTTACCTAGAACTTTACCTACTGTTTTTGCAAATTTTACGATAGGTTCAAATCCTGCCATAAAACCTTTCATACTAGAAAGACCAGTTTTTATTGTTCCAAAAACATTTTTTACCTTTCCACCAAAATTCTTTACACCATCAACGATTTTAACAATTGGTCTTGTTGCTCTACCAAATGTTTTCTGCAAGTCTTCAAATACTGCAAGTCCTTTAAAACCTTTTATATCACTTACTTTAAATAGGTTCTTTACAGTGTCAAGAAAAGCATCAATAGTTTTTCCTAGTTTAGTTGCTTTAAACTTACCACCCAAACTATCAAAAAACTTTGCGATAGGACTGAACGCTTTTGATAATCCACCCTTCATTAATTTATCTAGAAACTTTACCTCTCTTGCGAGTTGGGAGAAAAATGAACTAATCATTGTAAATGCAGCTATACCAATACCAGCAAGAATACCAGCGATAGGATTATCAACAGCAGTTTTTAACATACCCAAAAGACCATCTTTCATTGCAAAAATACCATCACGAATATCATGCCATATTACTCTTTCTGCTTCTTTATCCCTATCGTCTTGATTTTGTTGCTCTACTTCTTTTGCAGAGGTTTTGCTGTCAGCACTAAAAGAATCTTTTAAAGGTTTTGAAACAGCAGAGAACAACTTTTTAGTAACACCAACACCAGGCAACATATTAATGCCTGCTTTCATTTGATTAAGAGGTGCTAGTAACTGGTCAGTAAAAGGTTTGAACTGGTCTTTCAGTTCATCCTTAATTACACCAGCAGCTGCTTTGTTACTCTCTTTTAATGCGTTGACTACGCCTGCGTTGTTATTTTCTGCCATTTATTTACTTCTTTGCAATTGCTTCTTTAGCATAGAAAGCTGCGACAATAGCTGCAACTGATACAAAGTATGTTGCGGCCATATCACCTAGTACTTTTCCTGCTGTGTCTAGTCCAATAAGATATGCAAGAACAACTGCAAATGGATACAGTAACATTCCAAATAATGCAAACCACGCCATCTTACGTTGGGCATCTGCCTTCATATCTTCATTTTCCATATCGCTACGTTTATCAGCGAGTTCTATCATTCTTTCTTCCATCATCATCTCCTCATCACTCACCACACCATCACCATCACGGTCTAGGTGTGCATATTTAGAATCTATCTCTAATTTTTTCGGTGACATTTATCTATTCCTTCTCTCTCTTTCCATACGTTCTTTTTGTTCTTTAACGTAGTTGGATAACATTGTTGCGTATATTTCCCTTTCCCACGGCATCATATTATCTAATTCTGTCAAACTATAATTATAATGTGTCATCATATTAAAGTTAATCTGAAAATACGCTCTCAGACTATCATGCGAAAGGGCTAGGCTAAAAAACTTTGCATCCCCTCAAGCACTATTTCATTCTCAACACCAGTATTTGGGTTGGTTACTTTTACAGTATGTTTTAATTTAGGCATAGTTGTAAAGAATTCTGTAACCTTTTGGAACTGGTCAGTTGTCATTTGTTCTATAAATTCTGTCAATTCTTTTTTATTCATTTCATCATATACTTCACTTTCATCAAAAATATTTACTAAACAATCTTGAATAATACCAAAAGTACCTTCCATAGAGTCTAGTTTTGTTATGTCATATCCCATGATTTGTTTCATAGTTGGATACTTCATTGACATACCAATTTTATCAGTAATCATAATATTGTTAGTATGTCCTTCTGTTTTGACAACATTAATGTCCTCAAGATTGACTGTAACTGGTACTTTCGTTTCTCCATCATCTGGACAAAGAACAGTTATTTCAACTGTTTCACCTACAGATTTTTGTCTAATCTGTAAAAACATATATTCAATATCAAAGGTTGGTAATCCTTCAAGTTTATCATCTATTTTACCAAAAGTGCAATTTCTAATAATATCTACGACTGCTTTTGCTTGTGCAGAAGTATCTTTACTTTCCATAGCCATCATCAAGATTTTTTGTTCTTTCACTAAGAACGGTCTATACTCAATTTTTTCCCCAGTTGATGGAATTTCCATCTCATAATTTGGGTTATTCAATACGGGCAACGCCATAATTTATTCTCCTATATTAATAATTAAAATAATCGCCTCAATACTTGTGGTACATTTATTTGGATATTTCTAAGAATAGAGTTCTTTAAAATATCTTGTAAAGTACTATCAAGATTCGCTTTTTGTGGTTCAGTTGCAATATTTCTCCAATATCTATATGCAAACTCAACCGACACTTTCTGGATTTGATTAGAGTTACCATGACCATATGCCTGTGCGGCTACAGTCTTAGGAAATACTTCTTCTAATTTACACCCATAAGTTCTTTCGTCTTGTTCATTCAATTGATATATTTCAACTGAACCAACATATTCCTTATAATAGTTAATATTATATGTATCTGGATTGTATGTAATCTTCTGCCACTCTTCAAAGAAATATCTTTCTGCAAGGTCAGAACCACAATAGAAAGTTGCTTCTACTGGTGCAAAGGTTTGTCCTTGAACTATTTCGTGGGGTGGGCCGTAGATATTACCATTCATTTGTGTTCTTAGGTTTCTGCCTGGAATAGATATTGAATCACAACGAAATGAAATACGTCTTGCAGTTTCACCATGTAGTTGTGACGTAACATTTCCTGCCATTGCAGAAGAACCAGCACCATCTGCTGAACCTTGTGTAACACCAGTTGGTAATAGAATAATAACTTCATATCGGTTTGCTTTTGCATAACCATCTCTGGATGCATTATGTCCTAAAAATGCATTTAAAGAACCAAATACTGCACCACCTAAAACATTTGAAAAGTTAAATCTTGACATTAAATCATCTTCCTAGAGTCTGCCCATACAGTTGAAGCAGATGCTTTCTTAAACCTTTGTACTGGTAACATAATCGCAGTTAAGTTATCTTCTGATTCTATCTTTAAACACATTGACCTTAAATACCCATACAAATATCGTTTAATAGTAGGTTTAGTTAATCTACTTCCTTCAACTGCACTCACACTTAATTCGTCTTGACCAGCGGCATCTAAAAGTCTTGCTCTCATTGCGTATGGTAGGTAGTGGAAGTTTAATCCATAGAACCCACCTTCTGCTGGTTTCAAGTACATTATAAGTGGAAATGTATCATAATATGGTAACTTCTTTGCACCTTTTGGTGCATAGATAAACATATTTAGGTGTTTTGGGATAGGTTGTTTGTTTAGTTTTCCAGAGCGCAAAAGTTCTGCCGTATTCGGAGTACCAAGTTCCTTAATACGGTTACGATACCATTGGTATGGTTCTGTTCCAGTTTTAATCTGCGCTGATATTTTATCGAAATAAGTTTCTTCTGCCATATAGTTATTTATATCATCAATTCAACTTCTGTTAAGATGATAAACTCCATATTCCTATCCTTGCAATACTCTATTGCGTGTTTCCATTTTGCATCATTTATTGCCCAAGTACGAACCTCATTGAGATACTTCTTAGTTTTTCTTTTGGGTTGTCTAGGGGGTTTGCATTGTGCTTTTGGTTTTACTTCTACTACCCATTTTTTAGAACCTTGTGGTGTTCTAACCTTTACATAAAAATCTGGGAAGTAACGGTGTATCTTACCATCTAACGGTGAACGGTAGGGAACAAAAAACTCTTCAGAACCCCACTCCAGTATCTTATCATTACGGTCACAATATACCATAAACTTTCTTTCCCACAAACTTCTATAAATAATGTTAGAAGGGTCACCCTTGTACTTTTTTGGGTATGTTGGTATGTATCTTCCACGGTATGCCATAATTATTCACCTAAATAGTATGTAACTAAGGATATTTATAAAGATGCTAAGAGGTTTTCTAAACGAGAT